GTCGATCTCATTCCCCGCTACTTTAGTTTGCTATTCGAGAGGTGTCCAAATCCCCTCGAGCCTCGTTTCTTGAGGCCGGATACGCAGACTACTCCCCTTACTATCGGGGAGCAAGGTTACGTCGCGTACCTTGCTTCTCCACCATTGGTTCTTCCTATAGTCCTCTCGCGAGAACCATAGGTTACTCTCAGGCTCCGGTTCTTTACGGACCCTTCGAGGACCAATCCCCTGCACCATCTCCTCGACAGTCTGGTATGGAGTTAACATCTTAACGATGTATGGCTGCCTACCAAAGCGGTTTCTGGAGATTTCGGGCCTATTTGCACGTTTCCGTGTAGTATAGACGCCGAACAAATCCTTATCTTCTACGAACGGAATAGGGTAATTAAACCCATAATCCAGTAGAGAGTTAAGGAGGTAGGTGGCAACGCCGTGATAGCCGTTGTCACCATGCCAGTTTAGTGCTCCAATTATGGAAGCATAAACTTTTGCGTCCCACCGCCCTCTTTTGAAGAACGGTATATGGAACTGTACCGGAGTCACATCGTGACCTTCAAACGAATACACCCCGCAAGATTCACGGAATGACATCGAACCAGTGAAAGATTTTGATCTGTTCACCGTAAAGCCAAGACGGGTGAGGATGGAGATGACACTGTCGGTTGTTCTTGTATCAACCGCAATATCATCGCCGTAAACAACCGGTGGCTCGAAGCGCCCCGTAAAGGGCGTACTCCGAGATCTTTCCGAGTGGAACCCGTTCGCGATAAAATCGCGTATGGTCCCACAAGAGAAGACTCTGCTACCGGTTGGCTCTCCTGCGTGGACAGCTAGGGCAGCATAAATACACACAGCTGTGAAGATTATGCATTGCGTTGGGAAGCAAACTGCTGATCCCATCGGAGCAAATTTCTCCACACTGATTGTAACTTGGTTCCCTAACTTCTCAACATGAGAAGTTCGAGTTGCAAGCATGTAGAGGAGGTAGTCCTGCGGAAAGATCCGCTTGACTAGTTCCACACTAACGCTGTCCGATGCCGAGCTCAGGTCTATGGTGTCGGTACACAGGTATAAACTACCATGTATAGCGGCATCACGACTCTTCTTTTGGTCTTGCAAATCGATAAATCGACCTGCAATCCCATCTTCTATACTCATGGTCATCCATCTCATGACTTCCTGTTGGAAGTACATAAAGACGTTTGGTTCCATGCATATAGATCGACTTTTAGTTATGTCTTTTGGGACAAACTTAAGTCGTGAAGAGTCCCTAGAGCAACGCTTCAGTACATCGACCGCATGGCTGCGGCCAAAACCCTCCGCCAGCGTCCGTCCCTTGTGAGGGCGTTCGCGGAAGAAGGCGTACTCGAGCCTCGGGTGTAACGTCAGGTTACCCAACTTGTCGTACACATCGAGGACACCCCGCTCAGCCACCTTCCCCGGCCCGAATTTGGGCAGCAGGAAGTCAACTTTGAGGGGTGGAAGAATCACACGGATGATGTTGCGCAATGTGGCAATATCGTCCGGGATCAGCACAAGAGTACGCAGTTTATCCTCAACCTCAAGCCAACCGCGAAACGCGGTGGCGTCGAACTCGGGATCCTCATATTCAAGTTTCTTCCCATAAAGGAGGAAAGAGAGTATGAATTTCAGGAGTTCAGGTTGCCCAGTCCGTAGCCACTGGAGGTACTCCTTAAAAACAGGAGTATCCTTCATGAAGCTATGGTAGACTCTTGTTGAAGAGTCACTTCCACTACTATACTCATTAGAGAGTATTTCGTGGGAGTATTGGGAAAAGGTCTTTATGGTGTCAGCTAGCTTAACGGTAGTTAGCCGTTTTATAAAACGCCAGTAAAGGCGTGCTGGCTTCTCACCATGAGTGTCCTTTAAGGGACTGTCACTGAGAAGTTTAACATAGGCAAAGACGAAGTATTTTAAGAAATCTTCGTTCTTGCCATAGTCGAACTCTGGAGAGAAATGGACGTCATCCGTAGAGATACGGATACACGCCCCATCGAGGCGCAATTCTGCGCCACGGTAAGACATTAGCTGTACAAGGAGCCGACAATGCCCCGATTCATAAGGTCAATGACCCCTGAATTCGGGACTTTTGTGGTGACGCCATCATGGGTAAGGCTAAGCCGTACCCACCATAGCGAGAACCACGTCGGTATCCTCCATCTGACCTGGAGTGTTCCAGACGATTACGACCTCAATAGGGGCCTCTTCGACCAGAACACTGTCTACAACAACCTTTTGGATTGTCTGTAGACTGATAGAGTGACGATAAGTTCCATCTTTTGAGATGGTCCTCGTCGCCACAACCAGGGTATCGATGTTCGAGACGCCGTCGGCATATACATATGACGCCTTGCGTACTCGACCATCGGTGGATGATTCAACATCAATCAAGCGAAGTTTCGTTTGATCGAGTGTCTGAACAGCCGTGTCGATTGGTGATGCGCTGGGAATGTTTTCCAGCGTAACAACTGTTGCCATGTGTGCACATCCTTTCGATGATGCATACGCCTCTCAACAGAGGCGGGACGTTTTTGCGGCTTTTTAACCGCTACTGTCAACTCGAAACGAGTTGCCAGGTTAATGCTCCCACGGTTGACATGTCAGGACCGTGTTTAGGGGCGAGGAAATCATACCTCGACTCATGGAGTGAGGGCATCATACGTGAGAATTCTCTCACATATGCCTTAATGCCGAATGGCTCCAACGGATTCGGAGACTGAAGGTCATAGACCAACAGCTCCTCCTGTGTTGGGTAATAGGTTAATTCGAATGAGTGTAAGCACCAATCGGTGGTTATACACATCCAAAGGGCCTGGTTATCAACTTGGCCCAACCTTTCACTCATATTAGTGAACCAATCGACTACGAACGAGAATGGGACAGTTGCCCACACGCGTTCAAGCGTGGGGAGTAACCCGACCCCGTTAAGGGTCATGATCGTTCCCATTAGATTCGAAAAATCAAGTCTTACCCTGACCTTCGAACGCGTCACTAAGACCAAGTTACCAGGTCCTATGAAATTCTCCTTCTCTGTAAAGAGATAAGAGAATTTTCCATAGAGAGTATAGTAACTTGGCTCCAACAGATCCTTAAGCTCTTTCTGTAAATCCGTCTTTGCCAATTCAAGGGCATCGTCGGCAGTTGGTTTCTGCGCAAATCGATAAGCAAGGATTGCATCAGAGATGTAATCAATGATTTCGGTTACGACAGAAGGGTCACCTTTAGTGACTTTAGCCAAAAGTCTAGGCAGAGCTACAAGATCAGGGAGCAATTCTACAAGCCCGGCAAGCTGAGTAAGGTTTTCGACATGATTAGCTTTAATTATGCCGATCTGCTTTTCCAGCCCATCTGAGGCAGAGTAGAAGCTAGTGGGTCGGATGTCATCCATTCTTAAAAGGAGGGCATCTTTAACTTTAGACTGCACACGCCATGGTTCATTAGAACCAGAGGACTTGAACAGTTCGAAGTTAGACCTACCGCGAGAGTCTCCCTGTGCGGGAAGGGTGAATATACCCAGAGAATCTGGGTATCCAGTAACGAAACCCTGCCAGTGTAATGGTTCATCAACCATAGCTACGCCAGCAGGATCGAGATGGACGTCATAGCCGCTTGGATAGTATCTATAGTGATAGTCATAAGGGATGACAGATGATGAGTCTGTTATCTCGAAGACATCTCCCTGTAGATCATTCCAATCAAAGGGATTATTTGTCCCAAATGAAGGCTTGAATTTGACGTCGAATAGATGGTGGACGTGGTAGAAAGACGATATGTCTTCACCACCTCCGGCCCACCTCATCTCATAGTTATACGCCACATCGATGTGAGTGAAGTTCCCTATTCTAAAGGAACCTATCACCACGTCAGAATAACCCATCGCCCAACCACCCCCGGGGTAAATAGCCCCAGTATAAAAAGGGTAGTTGTCAAGGATCCAGCTATGGTAGCTGATAAGATCCCAAAGCGGTGGAGTAGTCTGATAATATGGAGCAAAACCATTTCCGACTTCGTAGGTCAAATAACCTCGATCGTCGAATCCGGTTGCTCTCACACGCTGTAAAGGCGTCCCTACGTAATGTCGAGTAAAGGTGGGAACGAGACCTGCAGTTGCAGGCATCTCCAAGCCATCATACGAATAAAGTATGGTGTCAACCCTATCCTTATCCTCGATAGAACCTCGAAAGGCCACGTGTGATACAGAGTGCTCTCTTTTGATAGCACCTGGATCACCTTGATGAAAGTAGTTCAGAGTCTGAAGTCTACTTCCATAACGTGACCAATCGACCGCACTGTTGTAAAGAGAAGGAACAGGTTTCTCAGTGCGCCAGTCGTCATGAGTCTGTTGCTCTTGAAATAACTTGGCTATGCCAGTTACTTCAGAGAGAGCAATAGGATCGCTGACGACCGCACCACTATTGTGGGCGGAGAATAAAACATCCGACCTATAGTAATGGTAGTATCGACTAGGTGGCTCAACGATCCCTATTGATGGGGTCGGAAGCACATATAGTCGACACATGGCTGGGCCATTGGAATGGCTCGTGTACATAGAAACCTACCTTTCTGTTATGTTATTAGGGGATTAACGTAGGGCACATAGTGCGCAACGTGTTCGTGTCCTAATAACAAGCTAGGAGAAGATCCATAGAGGAAAATCCAATATGGATTCATGCCCGTCGTCACTACCTGCCATGAATTCATATTCGTGACGGTAATGCTTACGGAACCAACGTGCTGGTTTCGCTCCAAGCCAGGTTTTAAACTGGTAGAGTGACTTCACACGATTGGAAAATCGCTCTCGTTCCTCAACGGTGATCCCACTATGCGAGTAATCGCAGAAGAGGGCATCGTCGAGGTCCATAGGCGATTGTAATGAGCGAAACGAAGGCCCGAAAGGCAACATTGTAGTTGCAACGAGTCTTTGTCCCGCCTCTTTCCATGACTCCTTGACTTTATTCCCATTAGTATGGGTCGGCCAGCTATATGAGCTGTTCCGATCAATATACTGGGAGAACTCAACAAAGTCATGAAAACCTAGCTTAGCCATCAGCTTAAGTAACTTAAGCTGGGGGCCATAATAGAATTGTCCCAGAGAGTAGCAGCATATGAAGTTTATCACACGCACTGTCTTCACCTTAGGGTTAAACCCAGTGAGAAGCATTGCAGATAGATCGCTAGTGCGAGCTAATGCAACCTCTCTGAAACCGACGCGCCGCACAGCGTCCCTACGAGTGTTAAGATAGTAACTGGACATTTTGATCCAAACTTTCTGACCCAAGTAGGGCCGTTATTGCGGGGAGGTAAATCCTCTCCACTCAGTGATAGTCGCTGGAAGCCGCAAGGCT